GGTAGTCAGCGGGATTACTGGAGGCGGGGTGGCAGATTTGAAGTCCTTAAGAATAGACTCGTCTCTAATCCATGTGCCTTTTTCTCTCTTATAAGTCATAGGGTTGGTAGACACCGAGCTAGCAGGAACAACGGCAACTAAATCTAGAACAGCACGTGGGTCATCTTCTGCAACAATGGCCATATAGAGTGGCTGAACGTCGGAGTTTTCCGGAGTCATTCTGTAAGGTTTTTTGTCAGACTTAGCAGCAACATCGGTAGGAGCTGCTACAACTGGACTAGCCCATTCCATACCTGGCTCAGGCTCTGCACCCTCGTCCATCGACCTCTTCCATTTTCTCAATAGAGGATGGTCGTAAGCTTCTACTTCTTCTTTTTCTACTTCTTCTTCTTCTTTTTCTTCACCAGAGCTTTGAAGACCTTTTGCAAGACCAGCGGCACGCTGCTCCTGTACCCAGCCAGCCCAGTTGTATAGAACACCGTGTAGGTCATCTTTAGTCATAGAAGGTAGAGTTTTTGGCATTTGGGCGTAAGGCTGGTTGATAGGAGTTCTAGGCTCACCTAGGATTCCAGAGACATCTAGTGGACGTTGGAAGTCAGTGGCTGGAAGCTTGTCTACAGTGTCCTCAGGCTGAGTTGACTTTGCAGGCACAACCGATACGTTACCTTGGTCGTCAGTTACTTCGACTGTACCGTCGTTGTTTGCCTTGGTGATAGTTCCAACTTTTGAAGCATTGCCGTCGATAGCGACTCTTTGCCCAGTCTGAGCAAATCGACCTAAAGCATTTCTTAACTGGCTAGTGGCATTTTGCGAACGTTCTTCAGGACTGTAGATTTTATCGTCTGGGTTAATACCGCCAGCCGCAGTCATGGTGTAGTCAATGATTTCCCAGTCAAGCTCATTAGCTGCAAAGGCAACTAGCTCAGATTCTTCTTCATCAATCTCGGTAATAGACACTCTTTTAAACGGCTCTTGGTGATGCTTGGCAGCAACCACGATAGCTGATTCAGGATCAATAGGAATATGAGTTTTCTCGACTGTGTCGTAAGGGTCATCTAGAGCTTTGTCGTACACCCAAACGTCACCGTCTAGGTGGCCTAGGTCATCCCAGCATCCGTCGTCCCAAACATACACCGAACCGTCAATGTCTATCTTATATAGACGGTCAATACCAGAGCCGTCCATTCTAACTCGAACCATAAACTCGGGAGCACTCATAGGGTCTAGATACATAGCCTTGCTAAAGGACTCTAGCTCCGAGCCAGGCATACCGCTAGCAGTTTTAGCCTTCTTGTTTTCACGTTCCACAATAGCTGCAGCCCAACGCCAAGCAACGTCACCGCCCCACAAGGCCCACGCAATTCGTCCGTTGGAAGGGAAGTTATCTTGACCTGGAGACCAGCCTTTACCCTGTTTGTCAACTTCGTGGCGAGGGAAGTACTTTGCGATGTGGCGAATCTTCTCAATGCCAATTTGACCACCACGGGCAAGAGTACGAGCTGTATTCAGCCCAACAGGAGTTCCACCACGCTTCTCTTCTTTACGCCATTCCAAAGCTTTTTTAGCTTCAGCCTGAGCACCCTTTGGGATTGTATAAAGTCTTCCGCCACCAGCGGTAAGAACAGAAATATTTAGGTTAGTTAGAGCTGACTCTGCGAGCTCAATTGTTACTAGAGGGATGTCCTCAAGTAGTTCTGTATTCCAGTCGGCAGTAGCGTAGATATCAGAATAGGTACCAGAATCTACAACCATATTGGTTTTAGTATCTATGACCACAGCACTATTGTCTAGTGTAAAAAGTGCCAAAGATTCAGAAGTGCCTACAAGGGACAACGCTTTTTCTGAATCGTTCATCTTAAAGTTCCTCCGAGGGAATGCGAAAATATGGGTTATTATTGAACAACTTAGTTATATTTTATCAGTATTGTCTTCAGGGCTATTTTTAGCAATACGGGATCTTAGCTCATGCAGGGCAGCTTTTTCTCCATATCCGGCATACATAATAAGCTGATCCTCCGATAGAGTCTTTACATCTAAAACTACCTCTTCAGCCCCACCTTCATACTCGACAATGTATCGTATTTCGGTTGATACTTCTTTATTATTTAACATTAGTGGTTCTCTTACTGTTGTGCATTTTTCAAGTCTATTCTATTTTTTATCTCGCCTATTAGAGCCTCGTCCATGGCCGCCTTGTCTGAGTAGCCAAGTTGATTCAGAACTGACTGTAGAATAAGTCCAGCATAGGATTCAGCAAAATACTCTGGCGGACTGGATAAAGCGTATCCTCTTAGAATCTCTTTAGCTCTATTCTGCATACCAGATTTAATAAGGTTTTCAAGGACCTCAGAGAGTCTTGTACCGTTTTCAGCAAACTTGTTGTCCAGTGCGTGGCCGTACTCGTGCGCAAGAACATAGGCAAATTGGTCGTCTTGGCTCATTTGATTTTTCTTACCTTGGATGGCCCAGCCGTATATTTTATTTCTGTCTAGATTTATCTTTTCTTTACTAGCAGAGTACATTCCAGAAGCATTTTTCTTTAGGTAAGATAGGTCTCTTAGGTTTATATCCATACGACCCCCATCAATAACGTACCCACTACCTAGGATTAGCTTATGGGCGTTTGCAGCTCGTACAACCTCGTTGTCTGAAGCATCCTTGTTAGAGAAAATGCCATCTTCTAGATGACGCTTAATAATAGTGCCACTCTCAGCGTGCTCGTAGATGTCGGCCATACCGTGGCCCACGATTAGTGAGACAAGGAGTTTCTGCTCTAAGTGTAGGTTTTCAAGTTTTTCAGACATAATAGCGTTTAGATTTTGCTTAAAGCTACTCTCTTCTCCGTAGCCAAACTCAGAGAAGAAGTGGTCAGAAAGGTCTTTAGTTCCCCAGTCTGAAGGTAGGCCAGAGATTGGCTTTGTCTTGTGTTCCAAGATTTTTTTAGCTTCTTTTACATCCGCTTTTGTTACATCGCTAAGTAGAATCTTGTCTCCGGAGTCAACTTTTTTATCTACAGCAGACTGACTACTAGCCTGAGACTTAGCCGCCTCATCTTCCAAAGTAACTTCATTTACTTCTTTGTAATACTCAGAGTTGCGGTCATCTACTATAAAGTCTTCGTAGTCTAGTTTTCTAGTTAGATAAAGACCGTTTAGAGTTTTTATACGGCTCAGTCCTACATAAACCTGTCCAGCAGCTCTAACATCTGCTTTTTTACCGTCAGCATTTAGTAGATCTAGGATTGCTGTGTCAAGAGTTATACCCTGAGCCTTGTGGATAGTAATAGCATATGCCGGAATCATAGGTATCTGAGTGTACTCAGCTAAAGTAGCTAACCCTACTCTAGACACTGGAGTACCTGCTATTTCGTCTATTTGATTTTTAACATCTGCTCCGGTTGCAGTTGATGTAGCATAGCCAACTTTAACTTTATTTTTTGAACCGTTTTCTGAGGTTATTTCAACAATCGGCAATCCGTCATTTTCATCGAAGCCGACTACAACACCTTGGGTGCCGTTACTCCAACGACTATCTTTTCCAGTGTATCCACCTTGTTTTTTTAACTTCGTATCGTCGTTAACGGTAAACATTACTTTTTCACCAATGTAATAAGTAATTTTTTGTGGAGCATGTAGGTCAGCCGGTTCAAAAGCAGTTGAACCTGCTCCACTAAAGCTTCCGGTGAATTCTTGACCTTGGGCACCCGAATCTTTAAGATTTTTAATTTCTTTATCATTAATAACAGCGGCTCTGTCATTAGTTAGAACTAGTCGAATTACAGCTTGATCTTTTGGCGGCTGATTATTAGGCGAGATTCTTCTTGAATTGAGGGTTTCTAAATCTTTTTCGGTAATTTGAGCTACAGCACCTCTATTCAAAATATCAGCGAACTCTTTGTCTGATGCTTGACGCTTATTTTTTGTTAGTTTGTAGTGTAGTGGTAGCGTAGTGTTAAGCACATTAGAGTCGTACCACCTGTAGCTTCTATATTCGGACAGCATATATTCATGTTTTTTCTTTTTATTAGCTGCAGAAAGTATTCTGGCATCTAAAGAATTTCTAGAAATTTTACCTTCTTCATACTCTTTATAAGCTTTAGTCAGCTCTCTTTCGCCAGAATCCTGTACTGGAGGAAGCTGATTATCGTCACCGACCAAGACCACTTTTACGCCACCGAAAGGTTCTTGACTACGCTTGGCTGACCTGAGAGCCAAATCAATAGAATCTAGTAGATTTGCATTTACCATAGAAATCTCGTCAATTACTAGGTACTCTAAAGCGGCTAAAGCTCTTCCTTTTTTAGTTTTTGGAAGTTTTTCAATATAATCATCTATGGTAGCTATGTCTTCAAAAATAGGCTCGCCTTTTTCATCAACTTCGCCTGTATCAAATTTAGTGTCAAAACCTTCTGCCAAAAGTGTTTTTGGATCAAAACCAAAGTAAGAGTGGATAGTAGAAGCTATACCGTCTCCAACGTTTCTAGCTGCAGCACCAGTCGGAGATACAATAGCTACATTCTTATTCTTTTTATTTTTTAACTGATCGTATAGTTTTTTAATTATGTAAGTTTTACCAGTTCCAGCTCCACCAGTCAAAACAAAAGCAGATCCAGGCAATAAGTTATAGGTAATAAAGTCAATAATCTCAGTAACTTCAGGGTCTAACTCTACTGTCTCGGCTGGCTTGTTGCCGTCGTAGGCAGTACCGTCTAAATTAAACTCAGGTCTGTAGTTTTTAAGTTTCTCGATTTGCTTAGGGCTAAGTCCCTCTGGCAAATTAATGTCAGAAATCGGCTGGTTATTGCTCTGGCGTTTTAGAATTCTTTCAGCACGCAGACTTTGAAGATAGTCAGATACCATCCCTGGGGTTGCCATCCTGAGAGATTCCAAGATTATTTCGGCTCCCTGAGATGTCATCGAAGACCCTTCTGCATCGGCAATCTCGGCTAGGATTTCTATAACTTCTCTAACATCATCCGCCTTAGGTTTTCCAAGTGGGTTCTGGCTTTCAGGTATAGGGGTAGGACCTTCTAGTTTTCTGTCTACAGCTGACCCGTCTTTATCTTTTTTATTCTCTTCGAATAGCTGACGGAAAGACATCCTTCCTTTCACAATTGCAGGTGTAGGTGTAGGTGTAGGTGTAGGTGTAGCAGGAGCTTCGGCTGGCTCTTCAGCCGGTCCTTGCTGAGCACGGGCTGTAGTGTCCTTTGCTCGTCTTTCTAACTCACCGGACTCTTTAAGTTGTCTAGTTCTTCTCTGAGACATCTTCTGCAAACTGTCATACATGTCTTCAACGCCAGATGCAGTTTGGAACCCGCCCTTAAGTGCTGTAGCTATGGAGTTGTAGAACTCGTCACTCATGTAGCCCTTATTACGCAACCCGTTAATCAAAGACATTATCTTAGTAACAGTAGTTGGGTTAGGCCTCATGTCCTGTGAGTGGACAGCGGGCTCAGAGTTTAGGGTATCTCTTTGGTTTTGGATAGGCAATAGTTCAGTTACAGGAACTTCATAGAGGTCATAATTAACCCCACCGTCTTCATCCACGCTTTTGAGCACCGCAAGCTCCACTACGCCAGGGGATACATATTTATTAATACGGCCTTTTTTATCGTTTCCAGCCCAAGCGTAGAACATAGACTCTGCAACGACAAACGACTGTGCACCAGACTTAACAAAAGACTCAGTCACATCTTCTACGTCATCTACATTGCGTAGCTCTATTTCATACTGTCTTATATCGTTATAAGGGTCTTCGGAGTTTAAAGATTCTCTACCTTTAATAATTCTCATTACTCCGTTGGAGTCGAATGTAAATCTACCGTTGACTCTTTCGTTTTCTCTAACACCGCCAAGAACATCTAATAGACCAGCGAATCTGCGTACAACTATCTTTCCTGTAGGAGTGCCATCTTCGTCGTAGTACTCGTCATACACCTGATAGATTTGACCAGTTACTCTATCCTTAACAATACGGCCCATAAGTTTAGATATGTCGTCCATGTCAGGAGACATTTCTCCAGAACCAGCTTTTACGGCTATTAGGTCACGCATAGGGTCTACAGGAGATGCATCTTCCAAATAACTTACTAGGTCGGCATTGTTAAACACGAAGTAAGGATTTACGTGCATAGGCCAGTTTTTATTCTTGAATGGGGATTTATCCCACTCTTTTCCAACCTTTTTTGGAGCCATGAACTCACTTGAGTTAAACTCCCCAGCGATTACTCGTGTTGGAACGTGTGAAATTTCTAAACGCTTAGCTGCCTCAACGTGGTGGTTTCCGTCAGCTACAACTGATTCGCCTGTGAGTGGGCTGTAGTAGACAATAACAGGGTCAGGGAATCCCTTACCAGTCTTAATTTTTTCAATAAGTTCTTGTACTCTGGTTTCATCAACTTCGTTACCAGCGATTGAGCTTAGGATTTCTACAGATACAGCACCAACTACAGTTCTAGTTTCTCCAAGGCCACCGCCATTTGATGAAGAGTAGTCTTTAGACCCCGAGAAGGCTGGATTAGCTAGGAACTCGGCTGCCGCAGAGTTGAAAGAGTCTTCCTCTATAGCATTTCTGTTATCTGGGTTGAAGTTGAGTCTCTCTGGCTCTACTGGAACCTGAGTGCTCTGTCCAGTTCTGAGGCCAAGGTCAGCTATAGGGCTTACGTTAGAAGGGTTTAGGCCGCTTTCAGAGTTAGTGAACGCAGGGAGTCCCAAGTGGTTCTTTGGGTTCTGATCTACTGAACGTGCCCACGCGTCTTCTTGAACAGTTTGCTCTTTACCGAAGCGTAGGTACTTAGGGCTGTTCTGCTTGGCAAAAGCAAGCATCGCTGTTGCAAGACCTCTACGACGGTAAACACCATTAACTATGGTTCCTTGAATCTCAAGTTCGGCACGCTCTAGCATCCCGTCCATCTTGTGGTTTCTAATCTTTAGTTGACCAGCTGAGTTCTTGATTAGGTCATTTAGGGTAGAGTCAAAGTCAACGAAGTCGCCCAAAGTCTGGTTTGGCTTAGAGATAAACACCTGAGCAGACTCTGAAATATCATCAAAAGAATCTGCTGGCTTGCTAGAAATATATGCCATCTGGTAAGTGTTACCAGAAGCGTCTGTGTAGGTTCCAGCTACAAAATCATTATTGAACTTAGCTTCTTTAGAGGCATATCTTAGAGGAATAAACGGCTTATCGCTCTGCCATCTACGGAAAGAGCCTGGCTCGTCTGTGGTAGAGATGTTATCTAGAACGGTGTCTACAGTTTGACGAGGGTTGTTTTTAGGGTAAGAGAAGAACTTAGCATCATACAGGTCGTTCACCACGGAAGCATAGGCAGCGTATCTAATGAAGTTGTCTGATGATGGGCCAGGGTTCTTCATGTACAGTGATCTAGCACCTTGAGCCATAGTATAAGCCAAGAATAGAGTCTCGTCAAACTCTGGATCTACTGGACGTCCGTAAGGGTCTAGGCCATTAGAGTAGAACGCTGATCTACTGGTGTATGTGTCGATTACTGCGTTCTCATTGTAGAAACGCTTAGGCTGAGGGAATACAGGAGAGGCTGAAACACTTCTGTCAATAGCAGATAGGTCACTTCCAACCTTGTTAGTTTTGTGGATAGGGTCTAGTGTAGTTAGTTTAGGGTCTAAGTACTGTAGGAATCTAGCAATCTCTGGATACTTGGTAGCGGACTCACCATTACGCATAAGTAGGTAGCCAGCTCTAACAAACTCGGCAAAGCTTTCTCCAGTAGACTCGTTTCCATAAACGCTTACTGGGTGGCTACCCTTAGTGAGTGGGAACTTAGCTTCAAAGTCTTTAAATCTTTCATGATGATTATTTAGACCATTAGCGTGCTGGCCTAAGAAAACCTTGGCTATTCCGTGACCTAGGTATTCGTGAATTAGAGTGTTTAGTATCTCTGTCTCTGGTGCAGGGCCGTCGTATTTATCGTCTGGGTTACGATTGTATGTTCCATCACCAGTTCGGTTGGTAGCTAGGACAACGTGCATCTGAGTGTTGTCACCGTTTAGAAGATTCAGACCCTGTGTTCGGCTATCTAAGAACTCTCTTTGTAGAGTAAAGGTTCCAGACTCAGCCAGAGTGACGATCACAGGCATACCGCCCATGTCGTTAAATCTATTTAGTTCTTTTAGCTCATTAACAAGACTTGAAAGAGTTTCCGGGGTAACTGAACCGTCTTTAGCTCTAATGTGGATATTAGTTCCAGCTATTTCAAATACTCTATATCTACGGCTATCTTGACGCTGAGCAGCGACAACTGGACCTAGGATATCTCTAATATCGTCTAAGGCTCGTTGCTTATCTTCTTTACTAAGAGCGTTAATCTGATCTTCTGAGGCCCCGAGGATTTGTGGAGCATACTTTATAGCAACTGAGTCGTCGGCTAGGTCTGGGATGTATCCGGCTTCAGCATCGCTGCCTTTTAGCCAAGCTCCTCTAGTGCCGTTACCAACGTTCGTAGCATTTTCAAATTGCTTAAGTTCTTCTTCTGTTTTTTCAAGCAGGTCTGGAATCTCCTGCTTGTTGACCTTAGCAACAATTCTTCTAGGCTTTACAGCATCATGGCTGAAGAAAGGTCCACCCTTTTTAAGTCTCTTAGCGTCAATTCGACCATCTTCTACAGCCTTGTCAATAAAATCTTTGAAGTCCTTTGAGATAGGCTCTTTGCCCTTTAGAGCACTATAGGTGAGGTCCATAGCATACTCAGCGAAGTTCTCGCTTAGGTTCTCTCTGGCATACTCTGTAAGTGGTGCGTTGCCGAACTGCTTAGCAAAATCTTCTCTAGCTTGGCCGCCTAGAGCAACTTCATCAAAAATGTGACCATACTCATGGGCAATAGTGAAAGTGTCGCTTTCAATCTGACGGTCATTGCCGCCCTCTCTAGACTCTGCTTCCTGTCTGCCAACAATGTTTGAAGAAATGGCAATATGAGCTAGCTTATCGGTGACTATAGATGCACCAACAATGTCGCCTAGATCTAACAAGGCTAGTTGCTCTGGAGAGTAGACGCTTACTTTAAGTTTTCTTCCATCAATAGGAAGTGCATCTTGAATCTTCTTTGTAGCGTCTAAAAGTCTTTCGGCTTGGTCAGCCTCGTCAGCCGAGAATGAAACAGATACGTTGCCGTCTGTTACTGTCTTGATTGGCTTACGGTTTTTTAAACTCTTTTCCCAAGCTTTGTAAAGAGCACGCTCTCTTGCAAGCTTAGCTATGTCTCTAGGGTCTTCTGATAGATATAGGTCGTACCCTTCTGGAGTTCCGCGTCTACGCAGGAATTCACCAAAATCGATTACCTTCTCTAAGTCCTTAAAGCTTTGTTTATTTTTACGCTGTTTGTTTAACTCTTCATTGACTTTTTTAAGTTCGGCTAGGTAGCCAGGCTTTCCTGACATTGCCTCAAGCTTGCTAGCAAGTCTCTTAGCCTTAAACTTAGACATTCCTAGATCAGTTAGGGTTCGGTAGATTTCGTCCTTTGTATCGGTACGCTTAATAAATGGAGGGTAGTCTTCAACTAGTCCAGGAACCTTGCCAGACTCTATAATCTTCACTCGGTCGTTCTTACCCTCAAGTGCATTCAAATCGTTTAGAATATCGTAGAACTCTTTAATACCTTCGCGGTTCTCGACTGGATAGTTTGACAAGTCAATAATCTGCTGAGCGTCAGCGTTAACTATATCTTCTTCTTCCTTTGCAGGCTCACCTTCGGTTGGTGTCGGTGCAGGAGAATCGGCTGGCTTTTCGTCAGGAGTTTCTGTTGCAACAGGGGCAGCAGTCTCGGTTACCTCAGCTGAGTCATTTATTACAGCTTCTGCAGGATCTTCTGGCTCGAATACTGCTACTTCTTTATTAGGCTTTATTGTTATGTTATCGGTTCTACCGTCTTCATAAGCCACAGTCAGTCTAACTAGTCCAGCGGTCTGGGTGTCTACAGATTTAATAATTCCGTACTCGTCGGTACCGCCAACTCGAATCTTGTCGCCAACAGATAGGTCTTTAGCTCGCTTGCTGACTTCAAACTCTCTAGGTCCTGAATCTTGAGGAGCAGCATTAGGGATAGCGTTCGAAGGCTTAGGGGTAACAATCTGAGCGTCGGCTTTGCCTAGTGCTTTGTTTATGTCTGGTTCTTTTCCAGAACGGACATCACTCAAAATACTTGCAATATATTCTGCAGCCTGACCTCTAGTCATGCCTTGAACAGGTGCAATGATTTTCTTAACTTCGTCTTCTGAAACACCGAGCTCTCTAAGGTCTGGTGCAAAACCTTCTGCCTTGCGGCCACGACTGGTCTTAGGGTTTAGGCTCTTTTGCTTGTCTGTAGCTGGGGTTCCAGAGCCTATTGCCTGAAGGTATTTGCCCAACTGTCTGTCGGCTGTAGAAGCTATTTGATCGAAGTCTAGGGCACCTTGACCAATGCCGTTGGTAGACTCTCTTTCTGGGTTTTTAATCAGCCAGTCTAGAATGCTATCTAAGATTCTAGATGCGTCATAAGCATCTGCGTCAGCTCTGTGCCAACCTGTAGCCTCTAGACCGAAGTACTTTAGAACGTCTTCTAGTCTACCGCTAGGCTTGAAGTGCATAGGGTTGTTAGGGTCGACGTCCTCAGACTTCATGTCGTCTCTTTTACGCTTAGGTGCGTCTAACTCTACTGGCTTAGGCTTACTTGAGTCTGGGTTGTATTTCGGTAGTGATAGGTTTACAAAATCTAGTGTGTCAATGGCACCAAGAGCATTGATTGATAGTCCGTTACGGTCTAGGGCTTCTTCAAGAACGCTAATGTCAAAGTTTGCATTGTGAGCAAGTAGGATTACATCTTCACCTAGGAACTTAATAAAGTCTTCTAGAACTTGCTTTTCGTCTTTTTGTTGGTCAAGCCATTCTTTTTCAAGTTTTATGTATTCGCCAGTAGGTTCGCCGTTCTCGTCAAGAACCGGACGTCTTAGGTTCTCTGCAGACCAGCTGGTCATGACTACGCCATCTTCTTGACGAATGTATACGTTAAAGAATACTTCTTTGCCGTTCTCATCCTTTTTAGATGCACCAAGCTGAATCAGTCTGTTTCCAGGTCTGAGCTGGCCGTCATAGCTTTCCATACCTGTGGTTTCAGTATCGAAAGAAACAACATTAGAGTTTTCTAAGAACTTCTGAACTCCAGCCCAGCCGCCACGTTGGTATGCTAGCTTTATTTGAGCCTTAAGCTTGTCTCCTCGGAATGCTCCATTGTTAGGTGCATACGCAGGACTTCCGTCAGCGTTGAAGTTATCCATGGTCTGAGGTAGAGAAGTTGTTCCAGTCTTTTTACCTAGATTGCTAGGTCCAGCTTTAGCTGGTTTGGCTACAGGGGCACTTGACTTAGATGCAGAGAACTCTTTTGCCGCGTTTAAAACTGCGTCAGCTACGTCCAAAGGATCTACGCTTGAGTCTTCTAGATTTTTATCCAAGAACTCAGCAAAACCTTTATAATCAGTTACGCCAATATCTTCAGCATCTTCTAATACTGACATAATCAGTTCAGCTAGAGTTTTAACTATCTTGTCATCTGCCAGCCTGCTGTCTTCTAATTTTAATTTCTTTAAGATGACATTTTCTACTGCCTCTAAATCTTTATCTGTCTCTGGCTCGGCAGCTGGCTTTGCTTCTGTAGGCTCGGCGGCTGGTTGAGTTGCAGGTTTAGCATCAATATACTTTATGACATCAGGTTGGTTGAATAACCTAGTCACAACGTCTTTGTAAATATAATCTTTACCTGGTTCCTTATAGTTGCTTGCAGTTACTCGCTCTATTTGGAAAGCTATTGAGTTTAAAGCGTCAAGTTTAAACAACCCGCTGTCTTTTATTTTTTTGGCAAAGTCTTCTAAAAGCTGAGTAATCTCTTCTTCAGTGTAGTTTTCATTAGGGTTATTTCTTAAACGTTCACCAACTTTACGATACAAGTCGTTAAAATAAGCAGTTGTTTCGTCTGGTTCAGCTGCAGGAGCTTCAGCGGCTGGCTTTTTCTCTTCGGCTGCAGGCTGCTGAGGTAGTGGGTTACCATTGACGTCTTTAGTTGGCTTGTAGGTCTTGATTCTTTGGACGACCTGCATAGGAGTTACGCCTAGGTCAATGATAGGCGGGGTCATAACAATGCCACGTCTGTCATCTAGAGTCCAGCCGTTGTTGATACGCCAAATGGTTTCAGCTAAATCTAGAGTTCTAATGACTTTTTCAATTTCGTCTTTAGTCAGGTCAGGCTTTTCTAGGATAGCAACTAGTGCATCACGCTGCTCTTGAGTGACTACCCCTAAAGACAACCTGCGGTTGATGCTGTCTCTTTGAGCAGCTGTAATCTCAGCCTTGACTACAGCGGGTTTGCTGGCTTCAATCTTCTTTTTAAGACTGTCTATAGCATCTTGAACAGCTTGCTTTTTATCCTTAGAGCCTGTGATTTTGAAATCTATCTTAAGCTTTTCTAGCTCTAGTACTGCACCAACTTCTACAGCTTTTTTAAATACTTCATCTAGTTCTTTTTTGATGTCTGCAAGTTCAAACTTTTCAACAAGATTTTCTATTAGCTTGTCGGCTGCATCTTTAGTGGTGTCGTTGTCAAAAGCTTCGTAGTAGTTTTTATACTCTGATTCACTAAGCTTGTCTTTGTACTTTTTTAGTAATTCAAAATATTTTACAAACTGCTCTGTAGTAGAAAGATCTTCTTCTTTAATAGAAGCGTCTCTTCTCTCATTGAGGATCAGCTTTAGACCGTCTGCACCCTGCTTCTCAAACACTTCGCCTGGGTCTTTAGACTCTTTAATAGTAACGGTTGATACGTCGTATCCAGAATCAGCCAACGCTTCGTAAGCTTTTTGGGTAGCCTTTTTGCCAGGCTCGTCAGAGTCAAAGCTGAGGATAACTTCTTTAAGGTCATCACCAAAAGTATTCTTGATTAGGTCAATCTGCTCTGGGCTAAGGGCTACACCGCTTCCAGCAATGACGTTGTTGATGCCAGCTGCTCTATATGCAAGAACGTCCATAGGACCTTCAACAATGATAAGCTGGCCTTTTTCTTTTACAGCATCTTTTGCGTTATCTAGGTTGAATAGGGTTTCGCCTTTTTTAAAGACAGACCTATTCTTAGGGTCGTCTGCATTAGGACCAGAAGATAGTAGATACTTGATGTCTGATTTTCCGGTGATGTCTCTGGCGTTGAATCCAGTTACTCTGCCCTCAGAATCTTTGAATGGGAAAACAACTCGGTTGCGGAATCTATCGAATGGTGCACCGTCGTCGCCTTCGGCTACAAGACCAGCTCCAATCATCTCTTCACGGGTGAATCCTAGAGATGTTAGGTGGTTGTATAGTGCTGCCTTGCCGCCAGGTGCAAAACCTACGCCAATACCGTCGACAGAGTCTTTATCAAAGCCTCTACCCTTTAGGTACTCAGCTGCTTTAGCGTCTGAAGATATTTGCTTTAGATAGAAGTCATAAGCAGCCTGAATAACATCGTAAGTTTTTTGAGTAGTGTCTTGTACTACTTCTTCTTCTTTAGGCTCTTCTTGCTTAGGCTCTTCTTGCTTAGGCTTTTCAACAGGCTCGCCGCCAACAAACTTCTGAATAGCAGATAGGACGTCACTTCTAAGCTCGTCTTCATCTTCTTCATCGCCAGGGAAGACTTCAATCTCTCCCATGTCTGGGTCTAGAACTACGTTCTGGTCTGGATACTTTTCAAAAAGGTGGTCTCTTAGTTCGTCAAGTCCGCCAGGAACATTACCGCTTAGAGTTATTACTCCGTTTTTGATTTCGAAACGTACGGAAGGAGAGTCTGAAAGTTTTCCGGCAGTGCCTTCTTCTCCAGTAAATCCTTTTTCTTCAGAAGCTTCTTCTTGGACTGGCTTTTCCTTGTTTATTTCTTCGTAGAGCTGCTTTAGCATCTTTTCTACTAGGAACTTAGGCTGATCCTTTTCGCCAGTGTTGAGCTCTAGTACCCAACCTTGTCTTGTCTCGGTGGCGTCTGGGAATGGGACTGGGTCAGATCCGTCAGAACGCTTCTTAACTCCAGTACCGTCGTAGTAGTAAAGCGAGAACTTTCCAAGGGTCTTTGGCATATTAGCCAACGCACGCTGGATTTGTAGGTAGGTTTCAGAGTTTTTGCTAAGACCCTTGTGCTTACCAAGAAGAATTACTCTTCCAGAAGGAAGAACTTCATATGAAATAGTCTGTGACCTGTTTAGTCTACCGCTGGTGCCAGGAGCACCACTAGAAGGTGGGTCTGGAAGTTTTCTTTCGCCCTTAGGCTTAGCAGCGGCCTTAGGTGTAGCTGCTCCAGTAGCCATGTTGATGACATCATCTTCAGCAAATACATCGCCTAGGAACTCGTCTCCAGATGCTTCATTGACTAGGATTGGCTGGAAGCCAAGTACCTCACCGTCGCTACCTTGTACAGCACGAGCACCTTTGTATGTGTGCGGAACTTTATTCTTGCCGTAGAGGATTCGGTCCCCTGCTTCAAGTTCGTCAAAACGCTTTTGGTTTTCTCCAGGCTCACCGGTAGTTACTTCGGTCTCGCCCACTGGTTCAGTTTGAGTTTCGTCCTTAGGGGCTGCAGAAGGGTCTGGAACGTTAGGCTGCTTAACTGAATTCTTCAGAGAGAATGGTTTTGCATTCTTTTTAGTTTCTGGCTCTACCTTAGTTTTAAGAAGTCGGTCGAGATCGACTAGAGACTCGATAATACTGCCATCAGGAGCTTGAAGAGTTAGTACTCCGACACTTTTATCGTTTTTATCTTTACCCTGCTTAGCAGAAATGAAAATAAACTCTGCACCCTTAGAATTATAGATAACGTTTCCATACTTAAGTGATGCCCAGTTTCTGTCTGCACCGTTAGCCAAAGCATCTTCGTACTTTTGTTTTTCTAAATCTACAGGCTCGGCTTCGACAGCAGGGGCTTTAGGCTGAACTAAATCAATAGCCTCATTTGAAGCAAACTTTAGTTTTATCTGGGCATCACCGGTACTCTCAGATGTTACAGTGACAGAAAATTCTTCAGCATCGCCCTTAGCTTTTGCAACAGAGACAACAGTGTATGTCTCACCGCCGGCTTGGATTTGGTCACCCTTTTTAAGTTCGGCTGGGCTTTTAGTTTTTGCTTGCTCAACAACTGGAGCTTGGGTTACAGGAGCGGCTGGAGCTTCTTCTACAGGCTGTTCGGCTTGAGCTGCAGGTGCTAGTTCAAGTTTATCTTCATCTTTTAGTGAAAACTTTTCAACAGGGCCACCGTCATCTGGCTTAGCCATAAACTGAGAACCAGCTTGAAGCTTTTTAACTCCGGAGATTGTGTAAGCTTTACCGTTTCTAATAACTCTGTCGCCAACCTCAATGTTTTCAACTTTTTTAGTTGCTGGCTTTGCTTTTTTGGCGTCAACTGCGCTAAGCTCCTGAGACTGAGGCCAAACCTTGACTTCTTGGTCAGCAGGTAGGTTAGTTAGTTCCTGAACTTGGTTGTTGCTCCAACGAACAACTGCATCTACGTTTCCGCTGTTGTCTGGGCTAGGCTCCACAAGCTCGACAGAACCGTATCTGTTTAGAGCCTCGTCAAAAACAATGTCGCCCTCTTGAAGCTCAGAAGCAGTTTTTGCACCCTCGGTGCGGGACTTTAGTTCCTCGTCAAGATTGCGAGGAGGCGGCATTCTGTTTTCAGTCTTTATTTCATTGGCTTCTTCTTCGGTAAGCTCGCTAGGAGTTAGTGCAGAAAAGTCAATTACTGGAAGTTTAGATGGGGCATCAATGTCGTCAAGATTACGTCCAATGGACTTGTAGTAGTTCTCTAGGTAGTCGCCAACCTTAGTGCCTTCGGCAAAGTAGAACTTAACTGGATCAACAGAGCCTGCGTCTAGGTCGTAGACACCGTCTTTGACTCCGTCAACACCCTTAACGTAGAACTTACCGTGGTTAGGCTTGTCAGAAAAACCGACATATGTGGCAGTTCCAGTTCCGATAGAGCCGTCTGATTTTTGGTAACGGAAGCGGGAACCGCGTCCCATCTCAATCCACTCACCAGCGTCGTCTCCGTTTTGGTCACGAAGTTGACGTTTAGCCCAGTTACCCCAATCGGCACGGCCATGGCCACCTACCGCCGCAGCAATAATAGGCATGTAATCGTCAAAATCCACTGATAAGTCTTTCTTTAAAGGCCTGGCCTATAGCAATTTTAGTCTAGTTTTACTAATTTGATTCTTTGGCGTGTTTGATTCTACGCTCGATGTGCCAGCTTGGGATTTCTTTCCCCTCGTTCTTCTTTTTCCACTCGTACCACCAGTCCATGTCTTCGAAAGTTGGTTGGCGCTTGTACCAAGCTGGGTCCCAACCGTCACGCTCTCGGTACTCTAGTCGAGCTTCCTCAAAGCCTAAGTCAAGATAAAAATACAGCAGCTCTTCAAGATCCATTTCAGACCAAACTACTTCTTTTGTAACATCGCCATCTGGAGTCTTTATTTGGATAATTACTTTATCACTCATCGTCGCTAACCTCTTCCTTCTTCTGAGACTCTTCCCACTCTGCGTACCTCTCGACGTCTTTATCTGACATCTCTTCTAGAGGTTTGTACGGATTGAATCCTATACGAGATTTTAGCTCACTGATGGCTTCATCTGAACCCATAGAAGCGTAAATGTCAAGTTGCTCTTCAGAAAGAGTTTTGACATCAACATCAACTACTTTACCTGTGCCATCGGCAAGAGTAACGTGAACTTTCATTTTCCGTCCTTAATATTGATTAGTCTAGTATAGCAAATAACTAGACTACTCAATACCAAGACGTCTGTCAAGTTCAGCTAAAGCAACTTTAATCACGTCAGCTGGGTTGGCACTGTAAGCTCCGGAAGAACCTAAACTGCTCATTCCTAGGTAAGCAAATAGTCTGTTTCTGTCTTCTGCAGATAGTGAACCGATACCTTCACCAGCTTCTAGCATAGCAAGTAGTTCCATAAGACCGTATCTGCTAGTTTCATCCTTGGTACGCTGAGCATTTGGATTAGCTTTTAGTTCAGCAATCTCTCGGTAGGTTTGTTCCTTCTCAAACTGAACATCTGCGTCGGTAGCAAATCTAAACGGCGTAATTCTCTGCATTATAGGAGTTTTTAGAGATAAATCAAGAGACTTTAGGTAAGAGAACTTTCTTTCCATAAGACCCTTGTTCAAGTCCTGATAGTAGTCTCCTGCAGAAGCATCAACCATTCTATCTACTGCAGAGCCCTCGTCTGGGTTGTTCTCTTTAAGCAGGGCTTGCTTCATTGCATCAATCATCATAGGGTTGTTGATAAGAGAGGCAAGTCCACCAAGATCTAGCAACTGCTTAGCTCTAGTCACAACAACATAGAATAGGTTAAATTCTTGTCTATTCATTATCCTGTCAATCTTTGACTTCTTTTCATTCTCTATTCGCTTATCGTAGTCTTCATCAGACTCTCCAGCAAGTTTTCTTGGCTTAGGTCTAGTTTCCTCATCGTTACCGTCGTATAGAGGGTTCCAGTCTTTCCAGAGTCTAACGTTACTCTCTTCTAGACCCTTGGATGTGTGGCCGGTGAGGAATAGCACAGAAGCGTCAGCCCCACTTAGAGCGTTATAAACTTCTTGTAGCTCGCCTAGTACGTAGGCTTCATCATTAGGATCTCTAAGAGGTCTAACCCATTCAGTCTTTCTATAGGAGATTCCAGTTTTTGAGTTAGTCTCCATTTCTTCACTTCTGGTGAAGTTTATAGTTTCTAATAGAAGCCTGTTATCCCAGACGCCAGCATCATCAGACGTGTAGTCTTTTGGACCGCCGTCCATCAGTCTGAGCTCGCCATCTTTAACTAGGTATGCAATACCGTTGCCCAAGAATCCAGCCTTACCAGCTTCTTCTGGCATCTCGTAGCTGTCATTTCTGGTTCTATATTTAGAGACCTTAGCAGACAGAATGTTAAGTGCTTTACCCTTAGACATTGGCTTAGCTTTGCCCTCAGAGTCTTGATCGTTTGGATCTTTCATCTTGCTCATCAGAGTATAGATAATCATCGTGTCAGAGTCAGCATTACCGCTTCCAACTGCATTAGAAATACTCTCCCAAGTGGCACCAATCAAAACTGAAGGTCGGTTTGAGCCAGGGTTTTTGTTCTTCTTAATCTGGTTTTCGATGTAATCAATATCTTCTTTTCTACTTAGTAGATATTCTTGTTTACTTAGGAAATACTCTTCGAGTGTAATATCGTCATTTTTACGATTATTATCTGCTTCATCATAAATAGCCTTAAGCTGCTTTTTATAGACGGAATCCCAGTAAAGATACCTTAGAGTATCAATGTGATCTAGCAGTCTCTTCTTAAGCTGAGGAGTTACGGCAAAAGTTTTATTTTGATAGAAATCCAAAACTTCTAGTTCCATAGCAGCATCAAGAATACCAGCGTTAGTTCTAGTAATCAACATTAGGTCGTCTACTATTAGGCTGTTAGGTTCTACAATGTTACCCTTTACACCCTTGAGAGCACTCTTGAGCTCATGCTCTGACCCTAAAACATTCAGCAGTACGTTGGCTGGTCCTAGTAGCTCTGGTGCAGAACGTCTGTTGTATGTTAGAGGTAGGCTGACATCGTAAGGCAGCTCTTCCAAAGCGTTTATAGTTCCGCTGAACGCAAAGATACTTTGGAAAATATCTCCTACTGTAACTAGCTGAATACCGTTGTCATACTGAGTCACCTGACGCTTTAGGATATCCACGAATACAGGGTTGATATCCTGAGCCTCGTCTAGAAGAAGAACATTAGGAACTCTGTCCAAACCTAGAGCACTGGTAGCCTTACCCCCCTTGTCTAGAGTTACCTGAGCAAGGTCTACGTTACCGAGTGACCAGTTCTTTACAATGAACTGCTGGTCAATAACGATCTGAGAGCGGCTAGTGTCTAATGGGGATATAACATCTTCCCAGAAAGACTGAGCAATAGGAACAAGTTGATCGATGAAGAATCCTTCATTTCTAAGCGGGTTCTCAGGGAACTCTACTACTATCTGTTGTCCATACTCATACGAATTTTTAATTTTTCTACCGTTTTTTAAGGTCAAAGAATCTACTACATCAATAATCTTGCCATCAGAATCGTTACGGACGTACTTAAGTCCTAAAAAGATTCCATCTTCGCCTACTAGGTCGCCTGGCTTTGCTTTTTTGTAATCTATTCCATCGATATCTTTTGCATCTAGGTATTTTCTAGCACCCGGGGCCCAGCTTGGGTTACCCAAAGCAATTAGCTCGTGGAACTCTTTGAAGTGTTTTGGTTCAATTTCTCTTTCTGCAGACATGGCCCAGTTTTCTAGACCATTGTAAGCAAGCTGGACGAGAGTGGTAGCAGGAATTTCTACACCATACTGGTCCTTGATTGCGCCAGCCCACTGCTCATAGATATAGAACTGCTCCGCAACTTTCTCAGGTACGTATCTAACGTTAAGACCTTCGCTGTTGCCAGTCTGTTCTGGAATCTTGTTGTATTTAGCTTTTAGGGTTTTGTTAGCATCAACGTTCATAGCAAGAGAGTGGAGAGTTTTTGCTAATGCGTTACCAGCACTTCCGAGTCTCTTGTCTGCTTCTTCTTGGTTTTCTTTACCGAAAACTAAGTAGAGTAGGTTATCGTTAGGACGCATCTGAGCATAAAGATAAACGATAGCTTCTAGCATTGTAGTCTTACCAGTTCCAGCGTAAGCAGGGATGCGAACGTTGTTGTTGGTCTTGTTTAGACTCTTACCCTTATTAACTACCTCAGCAATAACGGCCTTAAGAATATCTATGTTTTCTTGAGTAAGCTCTACGTTAGGTAGGTACTCCTTGATGAGTGTAGTGTCAATTTCGACGTCTTTGAAGTCCTTTGCTGTTAGCTTAGGAGCTTTCTTCATCTTATCCACAGCAGAACTAGCAGCAGCACTTTGAGAGTTCGGTAGGGCACCCGGAGTGTCCTTGTTTGCATCTACTATATTCCGTTGCTCTCTAGAGTTAACTAGCATTGAGATTACGTTATTAAGAGCATTGCGTGGGTATGCTCCACCGTTGATGCTCTTCTTTAGAGCATTAGCGAATGTCTTAGATATGGTCTTAGAAGACAGCAGGTCATCAATCAGGTTCAGAGCAGTTTCTTTGCTCTCCTTCTCAGCTGGAAGTGCTCCAGCGTATGGAAGAACAGAGATTTGGCTTACAGGAGCTCTGTATAGGTTTTCCTTGTCTTTAATAACTCCAACACCGATACCATCAAAGCCAGAGAACACTCCAGAGTCATTAGAGTAAGACACGTACATTCCCAAGTCTAGGGCCATGCCGTCTTTAGCTACAACAGCTTCGGTAGCATTATATAGCGAAGAAGGTGTAATCTTTTCTAGAATCGTTCTACCAGACACTAGGTAATCTGCTGCAGGGAACTCAACTAGTACTAAACCTTTTCCAGTAGCTCCGTAAGATCTACCGACTCTGTTAGTGGCTAGGTCTAGAACGTAGCTACCAGCACCAAGCTCAGAAACAACCTTAGCTGCTGGCAAATCGCTAGATCTGTCATCAGAGATTCCAACTACTTTTCTGCTAGCTATTTCTTGTAGCTTGTTTAGTACCTCGTTAGAGATGCTCTCTTGGTCCTGTAGTTCTCTCTGCTTGTTTTGGTCAATCATCTCGTTAACTAGCATTGCGTAGTTAAACATCTTTCTACCAATTACATATGCAGATACTTTTTCATTGTATTCAACAAGAGCTTTTTCGTACTCAGCTTCTGACCAACCGTTGTTGGTACCCTCGTAGTCAAAAGTCTTACCCTTGTCTGATCTTCCAGCAACTGCATAGTCTAGTAGTTGGCTTAGGATTTCTAGAGTAGAGACAACGTCTGCGTCAGCTTCGTGACGTCCGTTGTTTGATAGACCGAAGTATGTTACCAAAGCTTCTAGGCTGTCTGACGGAACCTGTACACCGTATCTACCCTGGCTAGGGTAATCAGAGACTCTAAACGGTGCATCTGGGTTTTCAGGGGACCATCTAGGCATAAGGTGCTTAGATAGACCGAAGGTGTCGATAAATCCACCGAACTTGTATTCTGGTAGTCCAACTTCTCGAAGGGTTCTGTTCAGTACTTCCATGTCGAACAAGAATCCGTTGTGTCCAACTAGGATAGAGTCTTCAGGCACCATGTCTAGGAACTCTTGCATAGCTGTTAGCTTGCTCTTCTGGTCTTCCAAGAATGTCTTAGTTACTTTTTTACCAGTTCCGTCACCGATTGTCTGTAGGGTGAACTGGCTCAGCTTTGACTCCGGGTTGATGTATGAGTTGTATTTTGATTCTATTGCTAGGTTATAGGCTTTTGCAATAGCAAGCTGAATAGGGTCGTTCTTAATGTCAGGGTTGTTGACGTCAAAAATACCTGTTGTTTCGAAGTCGAACACGTACAGTGTCTGCTTAGAGATGAAGTCCTTGACATCAGCCCAATCAGTCATACCAGCTAGTGGTCTTAGTGCCTCGCCAGAGAATGCAGGCGGGGTAAATCGCTGCATAGACGGAACAGGGGTGTTGATGTCAATCATCTTATCAACAGCTGATCTGTCGTTGTCGTTCTGACCAGCTGAGTAGGTTCCAACTAAGTTAGCAACTAGTGACGCTAGACCTTCTAGATTGTTTATTGTTTTTTCGCTAGGGTTTCTTAGTGTGCCGTAGCTTGCTGCAGAAGGTCTGTTAGCAAGAGCAGTTGCGATAAGTTTTAGTCTACGGTCGAACTCTGCAGGAGAGTCCTGAACAACGTTTCTACGACGTCCGTCTAGAGCACCTCTAAGGTAAATCAAGTCGGAGATTGCTTGCTGGATAAAACGCTTTCCTCCAGCAGACATTTCTCTAGCTGGTAGGTTAAGTTCCTTACTTAGGCTTCCAATAACTCTAGAGATACGTCTACGAGTGCGTCGACCGTCAAGTATTCTAGCTGCACGGATTCTAGTTTTTTCAACTTGCTCTTCGTCAGTACCTAGGTCGTCATCAAGAACTTCGACTTGCTCTTCACTAGCTGCGATAATCGGAGCCCAGAAAGGGTCGTTCTTGTATTTTTCTTTTAGATCAGCTACAAACTTGTTAGCCGCCCCATTCTGAAGCTTCTGAAGATCCGCTGCAGGTAGGTCTACGCCAATGTTTTCATCCAACGGTGAGTAGCCTTTTGGAATGGTCATGCCAGACGGAACCCTAAGGCCATCAAGGTCTAGCAGGTTACGCATAGCGTACTCGATAACCTTAGTGTCATGCTTGTCTTCATGGTCTTTAGTAGCGTCTAGAACTTTTGCAAACCAAGCCTTAGGCATTGTCTTGTAGGTACTCATCACATACGCAACAAACGCACTAGGTAGGATACCCTTCATAATGCTACGCTCGATAGAAGCTAGCTGCTTGTTTGAAGGACCGCCCTCGATTTCAGGGGTGGCTTGGGTAAGCAAGGTTGGAGCAGACTTTTCAAACTCCTGCTTGTTCCAGTGCTCAATGAAGTTCTTCCAGTGCTTCTTAGAAAGAGCTCGGTGAGCATCCATGAAGAAGCTAAGTGCCTCTGGGTCAATATCGTGGTTTTTGATTACTTGCTTTACCTTGACCATCATTGCTTTGCTAGGAGCATCGCTACCAGTTAGGTCTGTACCAAACGGAGCATAAGCTTCTTCTGGAATCTCAGTGAAGCCTCTGTCCATGGCAATGCCAAGTGCAGATGTGTCTGGCATAGCTTCTGCAACGCCTTCGCCATCTTGCTTAGGTGCTGCACGCAGTTGCTTAAACTCTTCGATAGCTTTTTTAGCTTCAGAGCTTGAAAGAGAGTGTAGGTTTTTAAGAGTGAGTTGCTTCTGCTCTTCAGGGACAGCTCTGTCGTTTAGTAGAGTAAGTAGGAACTTTCTCTGCTCAGGAGAAGCTGTTACTTCTCCCATTGGACGCGGGGTAGCTTCTTTCTTTACTCTGTCTACTACAGCCTGAGCTGCTCTATATTCGTAGTTGCTTGGGTTAGTAGCAATCTCATTAAGTCTGTCAAAAAGAGCCTTGTCGGTAATTTCGTATCTAGCTAGTAGAGCATTCATTACAGGTAGGAATCTATCCTGAATAGGCTGAGTAACATCGGCTGGTTCTTTTTTACCTTCGGTTACTCTAGAGTCTTCGCTTCCTTCGCCATTGCCGTCAAGAATCTCTGCTTGCTTAGCTTGAGCACGTTTAATGCCTTTTCTAACATCTTCTGCACGCTTTAAGTTTTCTGGAGTAGGTAGAACACCTGAGCCACGGTATACATT